TATTTGGCATGAAGCTTTGGTATGTTAGCCATAGCTTTTTGTGGTTCAGTTTCATCATATGCTGCATCGTTGATCCACTCTTCCGTGAGTGCGTCAATGTTCACTGGCGGCTTCATTGCTTCTCCATTACAAAAAATGTATATTACTATATCACGATTTTAAATGTAAGTCAACTATAATCTTTCGATATCGTAGTAGTCGTATCTGAAAGTGACCGATGCTGTGATGTTCTCTAGTTCTGAATCGCCAGAAGTAAATTGTACGCCTGTCAGCGATGTTGGATGACAATTACGAAACTTAATTCTCATATTAGCAATGTTTGAGTTGGTATTCAGAGTTAGAATTGAATCGTAGTATTTGTCTTTGTATTGTTGACGAGCTTGATTCGTTGCATACTCTTCAAATCTTCTTGGGAAAGTCAAAGACATTAGCCAGTTATGTGTTTCTTCCCAGACACGCAAATCTTCGTCTACAAGAATCTGTACTGTTAGTGGTTCATAGACAAGCTTGTCGCCGTGTCTGTATGTTTCTGAAAAAGGAGTTGCAACTGTTACTTCATTTGTAGAGATGCCTGGAATGTTAACTTGCGTCACAAAGTAGTTGAGAAACGGCAAATTAGGAAAACTGAATGTATACTTGGTTGTTTGTAACAAACTTGTATTCTGAGGCATTCTTGTGATGCTAGATTCTTTTGACATAGATTGTCTATCTCCTTTCGACTATTTATAAAAGAAAAAGGCGGGGTTTGACCCCCGCCTAGTTCGTTTCCTATTCTTATCTTATTATTAGGTAAGATTGCGAACGCGGAAGATACGATAGTACTGGTTAGTACGATCACCGATTGTGCCAGCGTCTGTAGCTGAAAGACCGCGAGCGAATGGATTGGCTACCATGCCGTAACGTGTCTTGAAGCCGATCTTAGGCTGGAACGTATCCTGACCGATAGCGCGAACCATCTGAAGAGGAACGTATGGGCAGTAGAATAGACCAGCGTCATAAGGTGAAGTACCCTTATAACCGACTGTGCAGAGTTCGTCGCCGTTTGATGAACCGCCGAAGTATGGGTCGATGTAGACCTTGACGCGACCGTGCATTGTACCAGCAAATGTGTTGCCAGTATCATCAACTGTTAGGTTGACGTTTAGAGCAGGTGTGTAGTCAAGAACACCAGCCATAGCGAGAGCAGAAGCAACATCGGAAGATACGATGAGCATGTTGCCCTTACCACGACGAGTAGCCTTGGCGATAGCATTGCATTCACGTTCGATCTGGAATACAAGACCCTTGAACTTTTCAACTGACCAACGGCCGTTTGAGTCTGTGTCGAGGTCGAATGTACCAGCAGTGGTTGTGCCGTACTGAGCACCAGAAACAGCAGAAGTATAAACAGTTCTAACAACTTCGCGGTTGATTTCAGCGAGAATTTCTGTTGAAAGAATGTTTGCAAGTTCTGTTTCAGCATCTAGACCGTGAACAGCCTTAAGATCCTGAGCGAGTTCCATTGTGTACTCAGCCTTTAGAGCGCGTGAGCGGGCTGTTACAGTTACCTTCTCAATTGAGAAAGCCATTTCAGCAAAAGCGTTTGTAACGTTGTCGCCGAGACCTTCAGCCTGAGCTGTTGTCATGCCGCGTGAGTTGCCGTATGAAGAAGCAACATCAAGGTTTAGAACTGGGTTTGTGTTAGAGAAACCAGTTGTGGCATTGCCGTTAGCGCCAAGAGCGTTTGTGCCAGAGAAAGCAACGTTAGCTTCGTTGAAGAATGCTTCGTTACCATCCATTGTCTTGTACTTGGAACGCATAGCGAAGATCAAGCCAGTTGGGCCTGTCATTGGCTGAACGCCAGCAATATCATAAGCGATTAGGTTAGGAAGGGCACGACGAACCAAAGAAATAAGAATTGGATCGTATGATGCTACGTTTGTGCCTGAACCGAGACCGCCACCAGAGTTTGTTGGAGCTGTTTCGTTAAGCACACGGCCTTCTTCAGCCATTGCTTTTTCCTGGTTCTCAAGAACCAATGCAGTAACAGCACGCTTGTAAGGATCCTTGATCTTGCCTGCTGCTTCGTGGTCAAGAACTGGCGACCACTTGTTTTCTAGTTGTTCTGTAAGATACATATGATTATCTCCTTTGAAAATCTTACTATTATTTATAAAATTTGTTATTTGGAAAGTGTTCTGCCAAGAGCCTTTACATAGTTAGCCATTGGACCAGACAAGTCTTCAGCGATCATTGACTTACCGTCAGATACTTCTACTGAATCGAGAACGTTGTCAGTCTTTACAGCATTTGTAAAGTAGCTTTCTCTTAGTGTCATTACTTTCTGTGCATATTCTGATGCGTCAGAGTATTCAATGCCTTCTGCCAAGGACTTCAACTTTTCAGCTTGTGTGGCTGTTAGACCGTCACAAGCAGCATCTAGAGCATCATTAACATGTGCTTCATTTAGCATCTTGTTGAGAGCAACATTGCGTTGAATTTCTTCGTTAAGCTTTGATTCAATTTCTTCAAGCTTAGAAGCCATCTCTTCAACAACTGATACTTTTTCTTCTGGAACATCAATGTAATGTTCAGCGAATAGATTACGCATACCAGAAACAAAATCTTCCATCAACTCGGTTCTTAGACCAGATTCGATAGCAACTTCGTTGTCAGATACCCACTGCTCAACAACATAATTGAGGTAATCATCTACATTTTCTGTTAGCGATTCGTTGATTGCAGCAACCTGCTCTTCTAGAGTTGCAGCATAAGCTTCTTCTAGAACTGCTAGTTCTTCTTCAAGCTTGCTCTTTACAGCAGCTTCGAAGATTGTCTTTGCTTTTTCTTTGAACTCTTCTGATAGTTCTTCACCAGCAAATAGAGCAGCAATGTCTTCTGACATATCAACTTCGTAGTTTTCTAGAACAGATTCTTCTGAAACTTCTTCTGAACCTTCTGTAACAAACTCAAAGTTTTCGTCAATAGCCTGAGCGATTTCTTCTTCTGTGGCGCCTTCAGCAACCATTGCATCAATGAACTGAGTTAGTTCTTCTGATAGTTCAATATCATCCTCGTTGATTTCTTCTTCAGAAACAACTTCGCCTTCTAGTTCGGAATCTTCTTCCATAACTTCAGCCTGCTTCTTTGGCTTTTCAGCAGCAACATTTGACTGTGCAGCCTTGCTTGTATCTTTCTTTATAGAAGCGGAAGCGGCAGCACCTACATTGCTACCTTCACCTGGCTTCTTAGGAGCATCACCAACTGACTGAGCATCATTGCTCATTGGGTTAGCTTCAGCACCTTGACGAATACCGCCATTTGGTTTTTGAGAAGCCATATTAGCAGCTTCTTCCTTCATAAGGACTGCCTTGGCTACTTCTGTTAGTGATTTTGACATCTTAGATTTCTCCTATTTTATTTATTTATATAATTAAAGTTTTGAGAGATAACTTTTGAAAATCTTCAAAGCAACTTCTTCAATATCTGATTGTTTTGCTTCTTTGATTAACTTTCTCGCTCTTTCATGATGGACAGCTTTCCATCCTGCGTTTGTCATAACCCACTCTGCATTTTCCATAATGCCTCTAACGAAAGCATCAGGTGCAGAAGGATCAGCAACGATATCAGCCGCTGTGGCTAAATGAAAATCGTCCTGAACGAGTTGATAGCCATTTTGGGGTTTAAGAGACCCTACGCCTCTTGTTGAAACACCTAGGCAAGCACCTCCATCTAATAAGCTCTTCACAATTTTACCATTAGGAGTGTCTAATATTTTAGCTTTACCCATGATGTTATTTCCATCTGGATAAAGTTTTGTGATCATGTGACTAACACGATCCAAATTGATAGCTGGAGAATCTGGATGCCCCAGTTCGCCAAATGCTCTATTCTTGTTTACATAATCTCTATTGTATCGCTCGACTTCTTTATTTAGTACAGAATAAGGATACACACGACCGTTTCTATTTTGCTTTTCAGCCTGCATGAATACGCCTTCGATAAAGTAATCTTTACCGCCAGCTTTATTATCTTCTACGAGATATCTTACTTGTGTTACTTCTTCGGTGATTAATTTCATAATCCCAATGCCTTTCTCTTCATCAAGGATCTCTTACGCTTCATCAATGTGCGTGACATCTTTGACTTTCTTTTGATCTTTGCTCTTTTAGCGCCTAGTTTACGTTTGCGGCGTTCTGCTGGAGACATGCGCTTTAGCTGTCCGCCACGCAGAGTCATGCCAGGAACATTAGATACTTTCTTGCGGCGCTGAACTTTACCACCACGAATACGCGCTTTGATGATATTGATGCGAGCTTCGTCTAGTTCCTCTTCTTCTTTCAGATTGTTTTTCGGAACAACTGTTGTGTTTGGTTGTTCCTTATCGCCTTTACCAACTTGACTAACTCTCTGACCTGTTGGAACTGGACCGCCTGTCATTTCTGTTGGATCAATAGCTTCTTCAATATCATCTTCTTCTAATACATCCATACGAAGCTTTTCTGCTCTTGTTGGACCCATCTGTTCACTCATCTTTGCCGCACAAGCCTTCTTCATTTCGAATAGCTTGTTTTGCATGATCTCAACGATTCTCTCTTCGAGAATGCTTTCGACTTCATTATAATTCTTATTGACTATGTGATGAGTGAGATTGTTCATGATGTTACTCTGTTGAATGCGTATGGATCTGCTGTCTGACCAGCATCATAATCGCGGGCATCTTTCTTAAGATCGATGAATAATGTAAAAGCATCGCCAGCTTTATTTGCATTTGTTGATATGATGATATCGCCTGTAGCATTTGCTTCTGGATTACTGAATACAGCACCATCACCCATGCTTTGGAAATCATAATCAAACTTTCCGTCAACGATGATTGCGATCTCTGAATTGGTATCGCCCTGCCACTTCAACGAGATATATCCATTAGACTTTGCTAGTCCATGGATTCTCTTGATTGTTGTTCTGTAGTTTGTCTTCGGATGCGTATTTGAAGACATGATGTAACCATTCGCGTTCAATGCAAAGCGAAGATTAGATGCGTCTACCAACAAACTATTTGCTTCTGCTGTTCCGTCTGATAAAAAGACATACTTCAACAAAGCTCTTTTGTTGCTGTCGATAATCTTGTGTTCTTTAATTGTGTTTGCCATTTTAGTACCTTAAAGCGAATGTTAGAACTTTACTGAAAGAAGATGCGTTTTCATCTAGCATATTCTTAATCTTCTTTTTATTAGTTTCATTTACAGACTCATATAGATTTACAATTTTCTTCGCAACTGTATTATTTATCATAATTGATTTATCTTCATACATCACATCGATTGATGGTGTTCCAGACTCAATCATGTTCTTCATCTGCACAATGACTGATTCGCGCACAGGATTTAACATTGCTTGATTAGCTTTTTTCTGTGCTTGATAATCTCTTTGTGCTTGAGCATCATTTGTTGGATTCTTTTGTACAAAAGAATCTGCTGTTGATGGTTGCAACTTACCAAACTGATATCCTTGTTCGGCTGGTCTGCGAAAATTAGAACCGCTGTCATTACCATTTGATCCAAAACCTGATGCTGCTCCTGCTGCACCTGCGGCTAAACTTGCTGCTGTTGTTCCAGTTCCAGACACTTTCTTCTTTATGTAATCTTTTACTTTTTTTCCAAAACCCTTAGCTTTATTCCAAGAACCTTTGGCAAGATTTTTTGTTGCACCTGCGGCTTTCGGTCCATATTTTGATACTGCTTTAACAGCATCATCTGCATACTTAGCGCCGTACTTGATGACACCCTTTACAATCTCACCGGCCACGCTTTCATCCAATTCTTTTCTAGAATCTCTCATTTGCTGTAGTTTGAGACGATATTCTTCTCTTAGATTTGTTTCATGATTTGGCATTGAAGTATCTCTGTTTTCTTTTAGGTATTTGCCTATTGCTCTACGATGTTTCAATCCTAACTTATAGAGATAAGCATTTAAAGGGCTTTTGCTCTTAATCATCGCTCTTATATTAGAGACATTTGATCTTCTTCTTCCTATAGAAACTCTTCTACCTGTAGAGAGAGTTACACTCGAGGAACTTGAAGTTGTTGTATTGTTAGACGAAGTGTTACTTCTTGCTTCATTCAGTCCACCAACGTTGATTTCTCCAAATGGAATAGAAACATACTTGTCAATTGCCTGAGCATAGTACAACGCAACTTTCTGGAAATCTGGATAAACTCTAACTGCTTTTCTCTTTAGAATGAGAACTGTTGGAATATTCTTTTCTGAATAGTTCTTGTCAAATCTAGGATCAAGTTTAGATAGATAGTCAACCTTTATCTTCGAATCAAACTTCGCTTCGTTCATTCTCTGAACATTCTGCTTGACTTTTTGATATACAGGTTGATTAGAAATGACCTGAGACATCAACGAATCAAGAAGACTAATAAGCATACGCTTTTCAGCGCCTGTCATCTTATCTGCTGACTTGTCGAGTGCTTTCTTCAATGCAGGAAGTTTCTTAGCATCATATAAACCAGCACGAACAAGAGCAGAAAGTTTGCGCTCTTCGCTCTCTTCCTTCTCTGTAATAATATCGTATTGTTCGCGTAAGTCTTTGATGCTCTTCATAATGTATTATTCCTTTGTGTGACCGAAATAGTTTTTGGCAATCTCAATCTTGCGTTCTTCTAACTTTTCAACTGCTTTTGTAGTAAGAGCTGAAGAAAAGTTTTGACGCATTTCATCTAGATTGTTCTCTAGAATGTTTTCTAATGCTTTCTTAATTGACATTTTTATCTCCTGATTGTATTCTGTATTTATACATCTTCTATCAATTGGCAATGAAACAGATGAACTGTTGCTCCATTAGGATTACTAGAAATGAGTTCATCGCCTATCTTATGTGGTCCAGATATAATCTTTACTTTTGAACCGCGTGGCAATAGAGTTTCTCCTTCACCCGCATTTGAAGAAATAGGATCAACATAAATGGATTTTTGACCCTTTGCAATTTCAATCTGTAAGACGACAGGAGAATCACTCATGTCTGCATCTGCAAAACTATCAATTGCTGTGGTAAAATCAATAGAAGTTGACACATATCCTCTAAAGATATAATCGTTGCCTGGTTTCATCTTGTCAGGTCTATATCTAGAACTTAATCCAGAATACACTGTGTATGCAAAAGGCGCTTCTGTATCCTCAAAAGCAGAATCTAATGCTTCTATTGTGCTATTCATCATATTATCTTTATCTGCTGTAGCACCTTGATCATGCCCCTTATACAGATAACGATTTATATCTTCATAACCTTCAGCGGTATAATACTCGATTGCATTGAGTTCATTTTCATCAAATAGTTTTGGTGTATAAAACTTATACAATTCTTGATTCAAGATTTGCATGTCTTGTGTTTTTTGTCCAACAATCTGCGAATCTTGCTTTTCTCTATTGTTTAGTATTTTATTATAAGCAATAGCATCATTTGATTTTGCTTGCTTTGGATTTTGTTTTTGACCAGGAGATGCTACCGTCTTCGCATACATTGACTGAACTTCTTCACGACTCTTGTATGGAACAAGTCTATCGTTATCCACAAGATATGCAACTTTACCAGTTTTATCAGTATATCTGCCAAAACCAACATAAGTAAGCCCTAATCTCCTAGCTTCTTTAGAAGCGTTTGTTTTAGGCTCAGACTTAACTTCTGCTGCTAGTGATTCGGCAATAAAATCTTCAAACTTCTTCATGATGCTGGTTCCATTGTATCATTTACAAATCTTCTACGATTTGTTGGTTGACCCATATCTAGAGGATCAATCTGATCTTTGCCTGTACCATCTTGCATAGGCATTTGTTCAGGAGGAACACCTTGCTGTGCTGCATATTGTTGCATCATTTGCTCTTGTGGTGTTGGAGGTATGATGTTAGGTGCAGGCGCAGCAGGTTGTTCAGGCGGTAAAGGATTTCCCATTTCATCTGTCGGTAATGGATTACCATTTTCATCTACAGGAACATTTGCTGCTTTTTCATCTTCAATTTGCTGTGCAATCTCTTCAATTTCTTCATCGTCCATCATGAGTACCTTCTTGCGTACCCATTCCATCGAGTAGTAACGACCGACATAGGGATCGATGACTTGAAGAACTGCTAGTCTGTTTTGAAGAAGTTCGGCTTCTTTTAGTTCAGTGAAATTGTTATCTTTCTTGAAGTCGTACCAGATTTCTTCTTTGAACTCATTCCACTCTTCTTCTGAACAAATTCTTTTAAGAACGAGTTGAACTCTGAGCAGATCGTCAAATAGTGTAGAGAATTTAGCACGAAGTCTCTGGATAAACTTTGCAAACTTAAGTTCATCTCTTGTGATCTCTGTTGAGCGACCGAGAGAGAAACCTTGTTGCTGTTCTAGTCTTGAGACAGGAACGCCTAAAGCCTTATAAAGTTTCTTTTCAAAATACTTAACATCTTCAAGTTCGCCAAGATTTTGACCACCTTGTAGAGTAGTAATTTCAGTGCCTTTAGAACCCTCACGACGAGGTAACCAGAAATCTTCAAGCATAGAAAGATGTTTACGATCATCTTTGATTTCGCCAGTATTTGAATCATATACTAGCTTATTACGATACTTTACCATAATATCGCGGAGATATTGTTCAGCTTTGATTGTTGGCATATTACCAACATCAACATAGAATACTCTACGTTCTGGTGCGCGTGAGAGACGATAAATGACTACAGCGTCTTCTACCATACGCAACTGATTGAGAGGCTTAATTGCTTTATGCAAGTAAGAAAGGACCATTGAACGCTTTGCGTCCATTAGCCCCGAATTGACATTTACAATCGAATCTACAGCAATTCTTGTGCCTAGATTGGAATGCATTCCGATAATGCCTCGTTCATTGTATAGATAGTATTCATTAATCTTCTTAATGACTTCCATACCTGAACCAGGTTCTTTTACTTTTTGAATTTCGCGTACTTTACGAATACGACGAGGATCGATGTATCTTATTTCTTGAATGCCCTTTGCAGGATTCTTTTCGTCTATCACTAGATGATAGAAGAGACGACCGTCGATATACCAGCGACGGAAAAGATCATGCCCCATATTACCAAAGTTTAAGAGTTTAAGAATGAAATCAAACTCTTCTTGGATCTTCTTTTTGATTGAAGCGTTCTGTTTTAATTCATCGTCATTGATCGAAACGGCTTTACCGCTGTCGTCCTGAACGATGGCTTCATTAACGATTTCGTCAATGGCAGTTTCAAGTTCTGGCTGCATTGACATTTCACGATAGCGAGTGATGAGTTCAATCTCATTTCTTACTGTGCCATCGAGATCGACATATGTCCCATAGTATGCGCCAGACTGTATTGTTACCGCACCATCATCATTGGGTGGTAACGCAAAAGTTCTGTTCTGCTCGTCTTTGTCTTGCTGTTTTTTACGACCTATTTCAAAGCCGAAAAGCTGAAATGCCATTATTCTCTCCAATCTAATTCAGAGGGATAAGCGAACCTATCCCTCTGATTAATCATTATATTAAGCGTCAGCGGAAGTAATAAATCTGTCTGCTGATTGACCATCAGTTGTGTCTGATTCCCACCACTGATATGCGAATGTTACAGCAAACTCTTCAATAGCATCATTTGCTCCCCAATCCATTTCAATAGGGCTTACATCAATTGGGAACATGCCGATGAACTTGTACTTCTTTAGACGATTGCCCTTCTTACCAAACTGAATGATCTTACCATCAGACTGATAACCGCCATCTCCTTTTAAGAAACCAGGCGCTCTTAGGTTGCCAGCGTGACTGTTGATAAGGCTCAACCATCTTTCAAATGCGTTACGAACATTGAAAGACTCATCATTGATGATAGTGACAGTCCATTCTGGGAATGTTCTGTTGCCCGCGAACTTCAATTCACGACCAAAGTAGTTGACAGGAATCGAGTTTACAGTCGATCCTGGCAACTGTGCTGCGCGTGCCATAAATGTGTATGGAGCAGCAACGTCTCCTACACCAGCAGGGAATGTCAGAGTGCATTCGAATAGATTAGGACGAGCACCGTCTCCTCTCATCTCTGCTCTGAACTGTTGAATATTGAAAGCCATTTGTTATACTCCTAATTGCTCTTGTATTTATACACTATTATTAAAACTTACCAACAATTTCATCAAAGTTGACACCAGTTCTAACAGCAACGAAGTTCAACTGGATAAAGTTGATTGAACGTGCAGGCTTGATATAGATATCACCAACAAATTCGTTACGATCAATGACTTCTGGAGTATTGTTTGTTTCATCGCAAACAACACGGAAATCATAGATGCCACGACGGCCTTGAACGTCACGAAGATATGGTTCAACAAGGGCAACAAACTGAGCGCGAGTAAACTGATCGTTGAACTCAAACAACGAATACTTAGATGCTCTAGAGATAGACTTTTCTAGAACGTCGAAGAGTCTGCGAACGTTGATACGATCAAACGCTGATGGCTTGCTCTGAAGAGTCTTATCACCATAAAGAATGACACCTTCTCCAGGGAAGTTGACGATTGGATTTACACCCTTCTTGTATAGTTCGTCACGTTCTGACTGTGTTGGGTTCCAAGAAATCTTGATTGCATTCTTGATAAGACCACGATTGAAGCCAGCTGGCGACCACCATGGATCACGATCAAGATCAGTCTTGACAACAAGACCAGCAATATCACCGTTCATTGGAAGCCAACGATATACGTTGTTATACTTATCGAACTGATACTTCCAAGCAGAATCCATAACGATACGATTAGAAGATGTTAGTGTTTGACGATATGATGTGATATCTAGGGCTTCACGACCTAGATTGTCTACAGCAATATTCTGTGGAGGAGAAATGAATGCGATACAATCTTCTCTTACATCTAGAACGTCTGTTTTGATTCCTTCAATTACAGCTTCGTTTGATGCGCCTGTAAGAATGAGAGACACATCAATTTCTTCTTTGTTTGAGAAGAATCTGTTATATGCAATAAGTCTTTCGCCATCAGATGCAACAGAATCTACACCGCCCTGTAGAGAAGATGTATATACTGACGAATACTGTCCAGCTGCACCACCCTGATCGAATGTCGTGCCAGCAAGTAGACCGCCCCAGTTGTTTGATGTTGTAGGAAGACTTGTTACCCAAATAAACTGAGATTTTCTGTTGATGACATCGACATAGTAGTTTGATTGACCGTTGCGTCTCTTGGCGTCTCTAGCTTTCGATAGGAAGCCGAATCTTTCAAGAACACGACCCTTACGACCTGTAATTAGACCGTCTTCGTCTACAACGATAACATGCAATTCGTCATTTGTTGCGCCCAAATCTTCGCCGACTTCTGATGTGCCAGGAGCATCGTCAAATCTTGAAGCATATTCCCACGTTGCAGTGACAGTTGTGTTTGTCAAGTTCATGGTGTATGCTGTGTCTAGAGCAACGTTTTCAGATGTGATACCGATAACCTTTGCAGTATAAGAACCAGTCGCACTTGTCGTTTCGCCTGAAATCAAATTGATGACATTACCAGTAATTGTTAGAACATCACCAACGCTTAGAGGTCTTGTAGGATCTGTTGATGCGTTATCTGTGAAGATGATGTGAGCATTACCTGCACCAGAATTGGCTCTTCTTGTCATTGTTCCTGAGAACGCGGTTGTATTAGCGCACATAGAAACTTTCAATGAGTTTCCGATTACGCCAGGATACTTAGCAGCAAACAAAGCTTGACGATTGTATGCGCCGCTTGTTGAGGCTTTCTGAACATCAATGAAATTATATTCATAATCATCTCTGTTGAGAATCTGAAGATCGTTATTAGCTGCTGTGCCAGTTGTGTTTGATGTAGCGTTTCTTGCTCCAGAACCGACAACGCGAACAACCTTTAGATTTGTGCCGTACTGTAAGAAGTTGGCGCAAGTGAAAAAGTCGATATAGTTGTTATTAGTTGGTTTTTCAAAAGTGCGAACTAGAGAAGCTTCATCCGAGATGAGCATGACTGAGTTAGCAGGACCCCAGTTGAAAGTACCTGCGTATGCTGCTTCAGTTGTGCCGACTGAAGGCACAATTGTTGTCAAGTCATACTCTGATACATAAACACCAGGTGACAATAGATTTGCCATAGTATTTCTCCTTTATAAAATGGATATTATTCTTGTATTATTTAGAAAAAACAAGATTTACAACTTAGCTTTCCAGTTTAAGTCGTCCCAAGGATATCTCTTACTTCTATCCTCAAACCAAACATTTCCGTTGTCATCCACTTCATAATCCATACTTTTATCATCACCTTGATAGCCCGATATTACGCCAAATGGCACAACATCCTGATCATACAAGTTTAGTTGTTCTTCTTGTAGAGTCTTTCTTATGTCGTTTTTTATGTTTTCTTTAAAGTATCTTTGAGCAGTTAACCAGCCAAAATGCACCAAAGTCATAGCAAGATCGTCGGTGTTGCCTTCTTCTGCTTTGAAACTCTTCTTATCGGCTGAGAAAGTTATAAGTTCCGAAATAGTCTCTTGATCGTTTATGATCAGTTTGTCGCTTTCAATCAGTGTTTTTAGGTTTGCACAACCTATATTTTTTGTCTGAACTGAAGTTTTTAGACCGTAAGCGATTTTCTTGGTAAATCCAGAAGTAGATTGTTGTCCTTGCTTACCCTTCACTTGAATCTTGATTAGATTATCGTATGCTAAGTCAAAATGTAGAATGTCTGCAACTTGAAGACCGATAGAGTTGATCTCCACTAGAACGAAAGCATCATTATACATTCGTGCTGCTTGTAAAATAACTGTTGGAAATAAAAGTGGTGTAATCTTATTGTTTCTATATTTAGCAACCTGTCTATAGGGTATTTCTGTCACATCGAATATCGAAAAAGTCGAATAGTCTAGCCCTTGTCCTTCTGCCACATCTACGGTCATCGCATAAGTTCGACCCGATTCTGGTTCTTTGTGAATGTCCATATATCCATCTGTACGAATAGGATTTAGCCATACCATTGATCGCAGTTTTGCTGGATGTATGAGTGTATTTGTAGAACCGATAAACTCACACTCAAACTCTTGGCGAAACTGATCGGCTGAAGTGTTACGGATAGTCTGTTCTTTCCACGCTTCGTCTCGACCTGGAACCATGCTCCAATGAATCTCGATTGGAATATATTCCGAACGCTTCTCCATCGCTTCTATCCACATACGATAGAATAAGTTCATACCGTTTGGTGTAGACACAATAATGACTTTGGTTGTGCTACCAGAAGAAATGGTAGGATAGGTAGACATGAAGAATGCTTCGGCAATATTATTCGGCACGAACGCGAACTCGTCTAGGAATACCACGTTGAAAGAACGACCACGAACAGATGAGCCTGACGTAGAATCGGCTAATGCTCTTGAGCCGTTAGCAAGTTCGATTGAGCCTTTGTTCCATTCTTTGACGCCTTGCTGTAGAAAGCGCGGCAAGTATTCAAATGCCAGCTGAAGTCTGCCCATAATTTCACGGGCTGTAGCTGCTTTGTTAGCTAGAATAGCAACATTGACATTTTCATTGAATAGGATATAGTGTAGCAAAAATGCAACAGATGTAGTTGTCTTACCTACCTGACGAGGCAGTTTACAGATAGAGAAGCGGTTCTCATGAAATGTATTGAGCATTTCTTTCTGAAAATCCCACATCTCGAATGGCATAAGACCGCGATCCACGTTGATGATTCGCATGTATGTGATAGCAAAGTACACAGGATCATTTGCACACTTTATAAACTCATCTAGTTCTTTTTGAGTGAAAGCGTGTTTGAAGTCTTCTTTTGGTAAATTTGGATTGTTATTATAACCTTTACTCACTAGTCTTATGCTCTTTCATCTGCTTGAGAAGTTCTGCTGTTGTGCCGACAAACACAGCTTTTTCTACAGTAACATTCGGCGCATCATTTTTCTTTTCGCCACGCAATTCTTTAGTCTTCTTCTGTAGATCATAAAGGTCTTTAGTCGTATCAGCTACGGTCTTCATAAGAGTTGCTAGAACTTCATATGCTCTAGGGCTTTCAGACTCTTTAGCAAGATCAGTAATACCTTCGATTGCTTGATTGCCTTTGTTTATCAATTCACGAAAAGTTCTGCGAGACAGATTGTAATCTGCGTCTGCATCATCATTTTCATGTGGTGTATTGACAACGACTTCTTGTTCTTTCTTAGGTGGTATAATCTCTATGGCAGTGTTTTCAATGCCAAGAGCTTCACTCAATGCATCATTTGTTTTGCTCATTCTATATTAGGCCATTCTGAAATAGTTGTTGTGTATCCGTAATCTTCATCTGGTTCTGCATCAATAGGATCAGGTTCAATTTTGATCTCTACTAGTTTGAGAGGGCTTGCTTCAAACGATGCTAGATTATAAGACGCATTGGTCGATACAGCCAAAATAGTATTGTTTGTCTTGAATGTTCCTTGTGCGCCTGTAATCGTGAGTTTGCCTGTATTAGGCGACCAGCCAAAAACTGTACCAAAAGCTGATGCTGTTTGATAGTTATCGCCCTGATAGACAGTATCAGCAATCTTGAAGTTACCGTTATTACCATTGTTAGTATTGATTCTTACTATTGAACCAGACTCGATGTTTGGATCTTCGTAGATATTTGTGAAGACTTTTTTGATGATATTCTGAGTCGATACTGGACCAAAGTAATATGCTTTCATGGTAAAGTTTAGAGTCCATGAAACATATCTGACAGCATCAAAATTGCCTTCGTGTTCAATCGTGTTTACGACATTGTTCAGCACGATTGGAATGTCTTTCAATACGCCCATTTCAGGTATTGTATTGACAGTGATTGTATAACCAGGTGCAAAATAAGGTAAAATCTGTTCAACAATGTGAGTTCCGTCATCTACATTTCTCGCATAGATTTGTAAATCGAATGATAGATTATACGGCACTCCCATATACTGAGATGCCAGATTGTTAGCTGTATTTGCAACACTGTTTCTTATCAAAGAGTTCTGTTTACGACCCGCATCATATTGAAATCCGACAAGTTCAAAAGACATGCGTGGCAATAGAACTTGAATAGGTCTACTTAGGTCTGGATCTGCTCTAAGACGAGAGAAGTATTTCTCTTTAGGAGCATAAACAATAGGAACTTTGAAACGTTCTATTTCAGCTCCAGTCAGCTTATTCTTTCTCATTACGGTAATATTGTTGAACATATTGCCAAAAAGAATAACATACTTGCGAGTTAGTTGATGATAGAAATAGCGATTAGAAAGCATTTATTATGGTACTCCAAATGGATTTGTTTCGCTCAGATCAATGAACGATGATGCTTCATCTTGAATGACTCTATTATCGCTATCGTCGTAATCTACAAGATCGGCTAATAGATCGCTATTTGCTAAAGTATAACGAGTATTTGATGTTGCGCCAATAACAACTGAGGAGTTGCTAAATGCACCTTTGATGTTGACAACTTCAAGTGTTTTGTTTTCAGGAATCCAATGTTTGACTTCAGCAACAACAGTCGCAGATTCAAGATTTGCTCCTTGATATACCTTTTCGTCAAGATAGTAATTTCCAGAACCATTACCAAATGTGAGTTGAACGGTATATGCTGACGAGTGTTCAATGTTGTCGATAGATGAATCTCCAGTCTCAAAGTCTTCATTGCTATAACGGAAGACTTCACAACGAAGTTCGTAGATATAAGGATTACGCTTGCCTAACGAGAAGAATAGCAGTTCTTCTTCAACGAACTTTATTTCAAAGATTTTGGCTAAGAGAGGCACATAGATTAGATCGCCTTCTCTCGGTCTGATAGCAACAGTTTTGGGAATATATCTATCGAAAGTTCTTCTAGAGATAACAAAGTTTGATGTATCTCTGATTTCTAAACCGAATTTAGAAAAGAAGTCGCCGTCACCTTCGTAACCTTCAACGTTGGCCAAATACATTTCCATTCTGTACGCTTTACTGAACTTCGCATTAGGGCTTTCTCCCAACACATCGTCAGTCGCATCATAAACTTCTCTTGGCAAATATTGAACATCATGACCCATAATCTGGATTGATTCGACAATCAAATCTTCTAGTAAAAGATTCTCGCCAGTCGCAGCAGGATTGAAGTTATTGAAGTAGTTGCTTGTAGCCACTTTGTTTTATCCTAAAATGAACTGCGGAGGTTCTTCGTATGTATCACGAATCAACTGTTCTATTTCGTTAATCTCTTGTACGGCTTCGTCATAGATTTGCTGACCGTTCATTGTAATACCGCCAGGCAACTGCATACCGCCAAACTTCTTTAGATTGTTACCCCATATGCGCTTGATATATGCAGTGGTCAATCTCTTCAACATTCTATCATTCCAAACATCAGTATATGTATTTGGATCGGCGATGATATGACCTTCGATGACAAGAAACTCGCCAGGCTGTACCATTGCCCAGTTCATATCTAGATAGAGCTTGTTCGTGTGTCGATTGAAACGAATAGGCTGTTCACCTGAGAACAGCAAATCGAGGGTACGAATATGTTGCATTGTCAAAACATAGTTGACATAAGATGTGCTTGTGAAATCGTACAGTTCGTGAAGACGCAACTGATATCTCAAATCAAACATATTGATCGTTGCGTTGGTTGTGCTTACTGGAAAAACTCTAGTTACACCGATAATGTTTTCGGTAATTGGAATGTACTGATTCGTGATATTTTCTGCTGTCAGTTCGTGTTTCAGATACCAACGCTCTATGCCATCAAAGTGAAAATCTTGGAAATACTGTAAAGACATGTCCACACAATCATCAACCTGATCATCATCAATGTTGATTTGAATAACAGGATGCCCTAGCTGTCTTAAGCACCAATCTTTATGCTGTTCTCTGGTTGTTGGTATAGCCATTCTTTTACCTCTTTATAGAGTATTTATAGTTCGGGCGGCGTTGGCCAGACAAAGTTGAACGGATCAGTGATCGTGTCTGGCAAATCTCTTAACGCTTGTCTATAATCCGATATTGCTTGTTGCTTTTCTGTAGTATATCTCATCCATCGATCTGGCAAAACTAGAACGTCAGTTTCTTGAAGTTTTTGATTTCTTTCGTATCTTAGCCCTGCTATCGTGTTTGATAAAACTTCTTCATCTCTGGCAGCTTCTTCTTCTGGAGTAAAAGGAACTTCAAATGTACCATCTAATGTTACAACCGTATGAAAATATTTTGACATTTTTTTATTCCTTATGTAAATGCATACACATAGACTGCTCCAGCATCGAAGTTACCAGATGCAAATCCAAATCTTACATTAGAAAGGGCGGCAGTGCCTCCTGCAGCTGGAAGTTCCCATGTTCCTACGTTAGAGCTTGAACGATCTTGAGGGCTAGTATTCCATACAATAACTTTTGTTGCTGTTGTTGCTGATGGTCGATATATTAATACATGACCATTTAGTGCGGTTGATGCTGCAATTGGCGGAGATATATTGATTGCTGTTGTGAAAGTAACACCTTTATCGTCAGAAAACTCTATTCTAAGCGGTTGCGATGTTGCTGCGCCATGACTTAGACCCCTCAGAACTGCCGAGAGGTAAACTGGTGCTGGACCAGACCAATTGATTGTTCCAGCAGAAACCCAACTATAATCTACTGTCGTGCCTGTTCCTACAGAAGCAGATGCTAATTGTTTTCCTCCAAGTTCTGATTGATGCCATCCGTCAAGCGTGTCTGCATCAAGTAAAGATCCTGTACCGTCCACAGTTAGTAAATTACTCAGAATATTTGCTGCTGTGAAATTTGCGTTTGCTGTGTTTGCTTTATTGAACGATGATCCGATAGCATCAGCAGCATTTATCGTTCCTATTGTCAACGTTGATGTGATATTTGCTGTGCCGATAACATGTAGATTTGCCGTCGGCGAATATGTTCCTATACCAACTTCACTAGAAGTTCCATCAATGAAGAGCGTTGATCCATCAACGCTGACATTGCCGCCATAACGCGCAAGTTGAATAAGACCGTTAGCGTTCACATCGATAGATGGAATACCTGAAACGTCATTTACTGAAAAAATCGAGTTTGTCAGATCATTTGTAATAGAAAATAACTGACCAGCGGAACCCTCAAATGAAAGTGTTCCGCTCTGAGTTGTATAAACTCGTAAATTGATATCAGTATTTGTTGTGATGTCGCCTCCAGAAAATCGAATTACAGGCACAACATTTGCTGCCGCGTCGATGTTTGGAGTGATAACTATGTTTTTATAAGTGTTTGCCATATGATTATTTAGATACCAAATCTTCCTCTAAGAGCTATGAAATTTTGTAAA